GGACAGGCTCCTCTTGGATCTGCAGGTTCTCCGGGAACACAAGCTCATACAGATACAGATACTACAGAAACAGCAAGACCTACAAGTGGAATTTTGTCAGACTATTTAGATAAGAGTGATAGAGCATATACTCGAGTATCTATAGATCCAGGTAACCATTTAAGAAAATCTGTTGATAGATCTGAATTTTACGGTGAAGTTACTGATAGAGATCCAAAACTATCCGAAGCTCGTGCATTGCTCAAAGATCCTGATAATGCGGATAATACAAAATTTATCGGTGCATTATTGGCCAGTGGTAAAATAGGCAGTTTATATGCCCGCCCTGTTCCTCTCTATACTGGAAGACAGGTAAATCCTGTTGATGCAAAATTGGTAGGTACTACGAGTTTGGGTCAGGCAAATAGAAAATCAAGTAAACAGTTTACTTCGGGTGTAAACTCAAGACTCGAAGAACAATTGAAGAAACGAGGATTATAATATGGCAAGAAGTTTTATACCAGATCAGCAGTATAATCCTGAATGGCAGGCAAATGTAAATGCAAGTACACAATTGGCTCAGGGGATAAGTTTATCGAAGTTTATCTACGGGACTAATTCTCCTCAAACTGTAGATCATATTACTGAGAATATTACCGATGAAAATCGATATAAACTTGCGAAACAATATATGATGCATGCAAGTGCGTTTTTATCCTGCAGAGTAAACCCCTTTCAGAGACACCGGGTAAAGGTGGCGGAGGGTTATTATAGAATACCAAACAAAACAAAAGTCTATGATGTCGATTCCATTTTATATCTGAGAAATAAAGGCCGGGCTGTAGTATATGAAATATATGGAGAAGATGGAGAAGTCGATAACTTAAAGTCTTTCGATCTTGCTCTGCATTTTAGTACCCAAAAATTCGGCGGGCTCCCGCCCGAGAAAACTATTCTTTCCTATGATCACTTTAATCCGAATAATGAATTACATTCTCAAGTAACTCTTATTATGCCAGAAATAGAAGATGGATGGAATGTAAGATATAGTATAAATGAAAATCTAGTCGAAACAAAATATAATGGATATACATTAGCCACAGGTGAATTAATTGAAGTTTTACCTGAAGAATTTACTGAGACAGTATTATATGGATCTTAGTATTTAGAGTATAAATAGAAAGAAAAGGATTTCACTATATGGCTGTACGTGCATATTCGACTGAAGATGGTAACCTAGCAAGTTCAATTGTTGTAAGTCGCCAGAAAAAATATCAGGATATCGATTTAGATTTTTCTAATATCGAAAGTACTACAGGTGTACGTACTGATCTAAGAAAAAAGGTTGATGTAGAATCTGTAAAACAATCGGTAAGAAATATTCTTTTAACAGTACCAGGTGAAAAACCTTTTATGCCAATTTTTGGCAGTCAATTAAATTTTCTTTTATTTGAACTTGATACAGATATGGATATAGATGTAATCGAAGAAGAAATAGAAAATAGTTTATCTACTTTTGAACCAAGAGCTTTGATACAAAGAGTATTAGTAGATATAAATGGAGATACAAATAATGCAAATGTTACTGTTGAATTTCAAGTTATCAATAGTGGTGAAAGAGCAGTTGTCACAGTAGATGTTGCGAGGATTAGATGAGTACATCAATTAAATCTACCGATCTAGATTTTTCAAATATTAAGACGGAACTTAAGGATTATTTAAAACAAAAATCAGAATTTACTGATTACAATTTTGAAGGGTCTGCATTAAATAATATTCTTGATGTATTAGCATATAATACTCATGTGAATGGTCTTATTGCTAATTTTTCTACCAATGAATCTTTTTTAAATACTGCACAATTAAGAAGTTCAGTTATTTCTCTTAGTAACGCATTGGGTTATGTTCCAAGATCTGTTACATCAAGTAAAGCAATTGTAAATTTATCAATTACTATTCTTGATGTTTCTCGGCCATCTTCTGTTTTTATGCCGAAAAATACTTTATTTAATACTTCAGTAGAAGGTAAATCCTATACATTTAGAACTCTCGAAAAACTTTCTGCATCTGATGATGGTAATGGTTTTTACGAGTTCGTTTTATCTGATGGTACAGATCTTATTCCTATATACGAGGGTTTAAGAAAAAATAAAACATTTTATGTCGGTGAAATTGCTGACGAACAAGTATATGTTATTCCAGATAAAACAATTGATACTTCTACTGTAGAAGTAAAAATATATCCAACAGCAACTTCATCTGATGATGATGCTGAAAATTATACACCAATTAAAGATGCTGTACGCATTACTGCTGATAGTACATTATATCAAATTCGTGAAGTTCCAAATGGAACTTTTGAACTTATATTTGGTGATGGTATTACAACAGGTAAAAGACCTGTAAGTGGTAATAAAATAGAAGTTTCATACTTGTCTTGTTCAGGTGCACCAGCAAATAGCGCTACTGTTTTTACTTCATCATCACAGCTTGCTGTAACAGATTTTGGAAATTATAATATTAGTGTGACCACTGTAACAGAATCTGCAGGCGGTGATAGTAAGGAAACAATTGAATCTGTAAGACAAAATGCTCCTATTGCCTTTGCTTCACAGCAAAGATTAGTTACTTCAGAAGACTATACAGCTCAAATTAAAGCAAGATACGGAAATGTTTTAGATGATGTTATTTCTTGGGGGGGTGCAGATAATAATCCTCCTAAGTATGGTACAGTTTATGTAGGATTAAAATTTAAAGATAATACTGCAAATATAACTAAGAGCGAAACAAAAGATAATATTGTAAATTTGCTTACAAGTAATTTAGGTATTATGTCAATCGAAACTGAATTTACAGATCCAGTAGAAACCTTTATTGAATTAAATTGCCAATTTAGATATGACCCAGATCTTTCTGCTATTACACCAAGAGCTCAACAAAACGCAGTAGTTCAAGCAATGAGAGATCACTTTACAAAAAACTTGAAAAAATTCGGATCAGTATTTAGAAGGTCTAAGCTATTAGCAGAAATAGATGATTTAGATAATGCTATTTTAAACTCATCAATTACAGTACAAGCTCAACAAAGATTTTTACCAACAACAAATAAATCATTAGGATATAAAGTAAGATTTCCTATGCAAATCGCTGCGCCTGATGATGAATTTCATAGAGTTACAAGTGGTCGTTTTTCAATTGCCGGCATTTCTTGTTTCATTAGAAATAGATTAAAAGGTAATGTTTTAGAAATTGTTTCTACATCTGGAGATATTATCAAAGATAATGTTGGTTTTTATGAGGAAGGAAGCGGCCTGGTACAACTAGAGGGGTTTAACCCATCCACTATTGATGGTGGTGGTGAATTAAAAATTTCTGTAACCCCTGCAAATCAAAGTACTGTTTCTCCTTTAAGAAATTATACTTTAAACTTTGATGACACTCGTAGTTCTGCTACAGCAATTATTGACTACCAAGAACTTGGAGTAACTCTCTAAATGGCCCATAGTCTAAAAAATACATTAAGAAGGGATAACACATTTTTTCATCGTAAAATCGATGAAGTTATGCCCGAACATATTCTTGAAAATCATCCTAAGATAGTAAACTTCTTAGAAGAGTATTATAATTTTTTAGACTCAGATGGCGCTAAATCTTTCCAGTCAGATATTTATGACATTTTAAGTTTTAGAGATACAGAAGAAATTCCACGTGATTTGCTAAATTTATTAGTATATGAAATTGGATCTAAACTAGAAAATGTAGATAAATTTAATGATGAAAGATTTTCTTTAGGAAGACTTCCATATTTTTATCGTGATAAAGGTAGTGCTAAAGCAACTGAAGAATTTTTTAGATTATTTTTTCAAACAGATGTTGAAATTGAATATCCTAAAAAAGATATTTTTTTAGTTGGTGAAGATGAAATTGGTCCTGATTTTGAGCATTATATTCAAGACTATGCTAAGTACCAAACATATTCTATATTATTAAAGGTTGGTTTATCTGTTTCGCAATATCAAGCTTTATACAAAAAGTTTGCCCATCCTGCTGGTTGGTATTTTCAAGGCGAGGTATCATTTACGTCTGAAGCAAATTTCAGTTTATCTTCACCAATTTCTCTAGAAGATTCTATATTCGTATCTCAAATTAGTGAAGCCTACTTACCTATATTCCATCAATCACGCTATACATCTATTGTACCAGTTGCACAAGATGATATAGCTTATACTGAATTAGGTGGAACAATAAAAACAAAAGATGGTAGAATACAATCAACGCCTAATCATAAAGATTCTAGTGAGGATCATTATGTTATGACTTTAATTAGCACATATCAAAATGCTACTGCTGAAGAATTAAGTAAACATTATACTATTGGAGAAATAGCTCATCCAAATTCAAGAACATTTGATGAAGACTCAGCCAGTGATCCAGTAATGAGCTTTGATAATGAAAAAGAAACAATGGATAATGATATGTTTACAAGATACGACGAACAATATCATTATCGGTAAGTAAAACTATTATAAATAGAATTAAATTTTAAAGGTTAAACTATGGCAAAACAATTAATTAGTCGAGGATCTACAGCAAACGACGGTAGCGGTGATACGCTGAGATCAGCTGGGCTAAAAATCAATGAAAACTTTAATGAAATTTACACCGCGTTTGGTGATGGTAATACTATTACCACTTCATTGTCTTTTTCAAATGACGGTATTGTTTTTGAAGGAGCAACTCCTGATGATTTCGAATTAACACTTGGTGTTGAAAACCCAACGGCTGATAGAGTTGCAACTATTCCTAATTATACAGGAGCTGTGTTAGTTGATAGCGCAACTCAAACTATCAAGAATAAAAGAATTGTTAGACCAGAAATTGATAGCGCTCAATTAAATGGTTTATTAATAAAAGATAGAGATTCTTCTCACGATTATAATATTATTTCTGGATCATTAACTTCAAATGTAAACGTTACTTTACCAAATATTAGTACAGATGACCAATTTACATTTAATGAGGCAACTCAGGAATTAACTAATAAGACTTTATATAGACCTAGAGTTGAGCAAATGATTTCAGATAGCGTTGGTGAACCAATGCTTGAATTTTTAAAGGTTGGTACAGCAAGTCATATTAGACTTACAAATGCTGATAACCCAGTTATTGAAGTAGAAACTTCTCTTACAAATGCCCATTTAAATGTTGATGCGGCTGGAACTGGATCAGTAGAAATAAGTAAAGTAGCGTTTGCCACATTAGAAATTTCAACAGGTGGAGATACTGTAGGCGCGCCAGTAACTTCTGGTAATAATGCCAACTTCCAACCAAATGGTCATATACGCGCAGATAAAGCAACGTCATTATATGTTGAACAACACAATGGAACTTTAAACGGTGAGACAAAGATATATACAAATGGTGGAACTGGTAATTTAGAAATTGCCTTTCCTAATTCGAATAATTTTGCTCAAGGTACTTCTATTACAGTTCATCCAAACGGTGCAACTCAGCTTATTTGGAGTGAAGACAGGTGGTTTATCATGGGTGGACTAGATAGTGACCATAACGGAAACAGATTATTGACGATTAATTCGTAGGATTAAAAAATGCCAGCAATACTAACAGATAAATTAAAAAGACAATTCTTACAAGTAATCTATGATGAGATTACCGATACTCTCGCAAACTACTATGTTGCTATTGGTCATGGTGAAGAATGGCTAACAAGTGATGATACGGTTCCAAATGGTACACCTCGTAATTCTATTCGTGAAGAAAGAGAATTTCGTTTAAGAGCTCAATCTGCTAAAAAAGTTGCAGATGTTTCATTTGTAG